GCACCTGGAATGCGTTCACCGATTTGCCCGGAAATTTCTTCAGCACTAGCCTTGCCCTTACTCAGAACCTGAGTTGTAGCGAGAAACAATGCCTGCAAATCTTCTTGAGACTTACCTGCGGCAACGCCAGAAACGGTAATACCCTCGTAAATCGCTTGAGTTTGCTTGACGGTAAGGTTATTTGCTTTTGCAGCAGCGGTGACACCCGTCAAACCTTTGACTACATCGATAAGCCTAATTGCGTATTTTTTACTGATCTCTCTAGCAAAATCAAGATTTTGGTTGTACTCAACAATATCTTTAGACACCCCGCCAAGGGCACCTTTTGCCAGGTTCAATTCAGCTACATATTCCGCAACGCCACCAGCTGCTTTTCTTAACTGCCCCACCTGTGCTCCAAGTGCGCCGCCTAGCACTGCACCTCCGACTCCGCCTATCAAGCCGCCGCCTAAAGCTCCAATCGCGCCTTCAGGTCCGCCAAACACACCAGCACCTGCGACAGTACCTGCAATCTGTGCGCCAGCCCTAAGCCTCCCACCGCGACCCCTGCCCTCAGCCTTGGCAAGCTTCTTGTCCAATTTGGCAAGCTCAACCCCCGCCTCCTTGAACTCTTTGCTCATGAGGTCAGCAGAATCCCTTACGGCTAACAGTTCATTTTTCTGAGCACGAAGAGCATTGATTGAGTTTTTGGAATATTTAACGACAGTGCCGCTAGCCTCTTTTAAGGCTCTGTCTATCTTCTCAATCTCAGCCCTAGCTTCTTTGAACTCCTTGCTTGTTACGTCAACAGAACGCCTCAAAGCTTCAAACGCATCTCTTTGAGCGTTTAAGTTATTTAATGATTTAACTGATGAAGACTGAAGTTGTCTTAATTTTTGAATTAATTCTGAAAAATTGTTTTCAGCACCATCAGCTTCAGCTGAAACCCTCTTCATTGCAGACTTGAGTTTTTCAAGCCCCTGCAAGCCATCAACCTGGGCCTTAATCTTTAGGACGGTCTCGTTACTTGCCATTACTTATTCGACTTGTTCAGTTCTGTGAGGGCTGCGACTTCCATTACCTGAAGATCCTCCAGCATCTCACGGGGATTCTCTACATCATAAAGGGACATCAGTCCTGACGCACCCAGCAAAACCTCATACTTCAATCCAACGTAACCTCCCATCGTGACAGTCCATTGCGTTTGCATTCGCAGAAACATCATCAATGTTTCCCAATTCTCCTCCCATACCTCAAAGTGCTCCTCTTCCGGCGCGGCCTGACGCTGCAGCTTCAATCCAAACGCCGCCGCATCATCACCACTTTTATCATCTAGCCTCTTGCCGCCTTTCGCCCAATACTCAACGGCACCTTTTAGTTTCCCAGCTTGGCTCCCTCGAATGTCTCGGTATAAGCCTGCAAAACACCGCGAATCCAATAAGCGTCATCAGCAAATTCTTTCATCGTTGCCTGACCGAACGGTACGGGCTTCCCCTCTTCGTCTTCGATACCTTCCCATCCAATCAGTACAGTTTTGAGCAGGTCAAAATCGCCCTTGTCGGCAAGCTTTTGAAACTCAGACCTTGGCACCCGCTTAAAGACCGCATCAAAAGTCGAAGTCTCAAAAACGCCACCATCAGCAGGCTCTTCGACTTTTACAGGCCATTTGAAGGTTTTGACCTTTTTGCGAACGAAAGCCATTTAACAGATTTAACTGCAATCAGCTTACAACAATAAAAAAGGCCGTGCTCTCAAACACGGCCAGCGGGTGTTCACTCCCTCGATTTAAGTATAGATCAAACTGAACTCGTCGTTACCTGCTGTAGAGGGGATCGCGGTGTATGGGATGTTCAGCATCGCAATGCCGTCCTGGTCGCCATAACTCACGTCTCCGATGTCGATCTTGGTGCTAGCAAAATCAACAATGTTCCCAGCCGTGGTGCCGTGTTGGAACGTAAGGTTACCCAGCGTGCCGTCAGTTAAGGCAGCAGAGAAGTAATCCTTCGTGGCAATTGAGATCATCTCAATGCTCACGCTACCGCTTGCGTTGCGATCAGTAATAATCACTTCTTTGTCGCAACCAATCAGTTCGCGATAGACGACCGTATTGCCGATATCCAAGCTCAATGACTGCAAGCAGCCAGAGTAGGAAAGCAAGGAAAAGGTGTCAGTGTTGCCATTCTTGAAGATCAGCGGTGTTGCCTGGTTTGCGTAAGTGACGCTAGGCAATGCTGAATCGTCAGGAGCGTTGTAGATACCAGTAAACGTGAAGTCAATCGTAGGAATTTCTCCAACGGATCCATTCAGAGTGAATGTTCCTCTGGCACCAGTCACCTTGTGACGAACACCATCAATGTTGTAGTGAATGGTGACTGAACTGAAAGACGCGCTTACTGGCGCATAGGTTACTGAAGTACCAGCCGCAACAGTTTCGCTAAGGCCACAAGCTTTCAAGGCTCTGCCGTACTGAGGGGCAGTACCGGCGGTGCCAGATCCAGCCAGCTCAACGCTGAAAGTGCATTCAACGCGAGTGTTGGCCAAGAGCTGCTCCGAAGCGCCCAGATAAGGACGAATCAAGTCTCGACTGACAACATCACTCTGCTGAGGAGTGATATTCAGATCCCTTACCAGAATCGCGTCGGTTCCGAGTGGGGCTGGGTCCGTTCCGTAAGTTGATTCTGTCTCTACCAGAATCAGTCGTTTCCGTAGCAGAAGTGGTGCCATTTTCTTGTGGGGGGTCGGCGGGAAGTGTTCGCTGAATCAGAGTGCGTTTTCCGGTTTCTGGATCGAGAAGATACGACCCACCTTGACCGTGATACTCGTCTTTCATCGTAATCCTTGCAACTGCTTAAACCTTAATAGGAGCTAAGGTCTGCTACCTGTGTTCGGTAAAGCACTTCGTAATCGCAAGAAAAAACACCCGCAGGTTGATCCGCATCAAAAAAATCAAAATTAGTAATAACAGGCTGAATGTCGATAGATAACCCGCCTAACGTTAAATCTGCCATAAGCAGAGAGTGCATTGATTCAATTACCGGGTCAGCGTCCGTATAGGCGTTAGAGGATCGAATAGTTACCGTCACCCTGACCCGCATTGTCCAATCAAGCTTTGGCAGGCTTGTGTTCTGCTGGCAAGTATCAGTCGTTGGCTCAACAATAACTGCAGGCGACTCAGCCCTAGCCAACGCTGTAACCCTTGATCGGTAGACCCTGCCGTCAACACCAGCGGTACTCGCAAGTGTCGTCGCGATCTGAGCCAAAATTTGCTCGCGTCTGGTAGCCATTAGTCTTTCATCAACATTAACTCGACAAACTTGCCATCGTCCATCAGGTTGGCGCTTCTAACAGTGTATTTGACATCATCAACAGTTACCTTGTCGCTATGCAAAAGGTTTCCAAACTGCGAGGTCAAACAGGTCAATTTAAAATCAGTTGTTAGTACAACGCCATCGGCAATAATTTCGCTAGGCATGTCTAAAATTCCAACGCCCTCAATAGCGCCAGATTTTACAACGACACCAAAGTCATCAATGGCCAAAAATACGCTTAGGTCTTCTGTAAATGCCATGAGAAAAAGCGCCTAACTAAGGCTAGGCGCATACGGTGATCAGGCGTACTTCAGAGCACCAAAAGCGTTAACGCTGTAGGTGTGGGTTGAAGTAGATACTGTAGAAACAGCCTTGATGTAACGCTTTGCGCCTCCTTTTGCAAAAACAAGAGTCTGCTTGCTTGCACTGGTGCTCACCTGAGTAAAGGCAGCATCGGTAACGTCAGAGTAAGTTCCACCAGACGTGTCAGATGACTGAATCTTGACATCTAAAGTCGATGTTCCGCCGTTCTCGACATCGAGAATTACGCAAATGTCGCCTTCGTAGTCATTTAGATCGACAGCTGTTCCGTCAAGAGCAGAAGTTCGTGAAGCTGTTGGTGCTAACGCAAAATGCGAAAGCTTTTCTAAGCCAACAGAAAGAATGGTCATTGGTCTTCTCCAGGGGGTTGTTTGGTGCGACCACGCCGTGCAGGAGGCTTAGGTGGACAAGACGGCGCTTTGGGTGGGCAAGATGGAGCAGCCTCAACGACAGGCTTTGGCTCTGGAGCGAGCTTTGCTTTGTCGCTCTCGATTAGTAGTGCCGCAAGACGCTGATCAACTTCAAGAAAGGAGCCTGCTTTCACAGACTCCCCGTTGATCATCACGCTACGTGTGATCTCTAGCTTCATGGGTATCAAGTACCAAGGCAGAATGCAGAAGGCTGCTTGACGCCGAAGTCCACATCTTGCAGAGCAATGACGCGAACAGTGCCAGCAGTGGCACCTGCATAAGGATCAACAGTGAGATCCAGTCCAGACCACATACCCATCACAAACTGTGAGAAGTCGCCAAACAGTGCATCGTTAGAAGCAAGCTGGTTGGAGACGATTACGGGGTAACCGTTGATCTCGTTGTCTGCGAAGACAAACTCACCGCTGCCGCTGTCTTTCTTGGCAAACTTCAGTCCGCCGCGAGTAGTAGCGTTCACGATGTAGCGCATTGCGCCTGCGTCAGCGTTAGCTGCTGCAACATCGGTCTCCATGCCGATCAGCTCCTCAAAGGTGCCGACGCCAGTCAATGTTTGAGAGCCAATGCCGGAGACATTGGTCAAACCTTGGGGCTGGTTGGAAGAGCCGGTGCCGTAGATAGCAGCGCGGTCAATTTCCAGTGCGATCACGCGAGCAAGGTCGTTGCGGACCATGCCTTCAACGTCGACGCTGCTTTGAAGCAGAAGACGCCTTGAATAGTCAACAAATGCACCCACGGTCTTGGGTGTCATGTTGACCTGATCGATGGCCTGCTGTGACTCGCTAGGAGCAGCGTTCTCGCCGACCCAGTACGCCGTCGCACTGGAGGTCAATCGCGGAATTGACACATTGCCCTGCAGCCCGGTCAGCATCGTTGCGCCAGCCTGAGCAATTGACAGGCGGTTGCGGAGCAGATCAATAAAGCTTCCAGCCAGAAGCACATCGTCAACCAAGTCACCACCAGCTGTAGGTGTACCTACAACCAAGTCGCGACGAAGGACTTCGTTAGGGATAACGATGCCGTTTGAAGAACGCTCGTACTGCTTGGCAGCAGCCTCGCCAACTTCAATCTCAAATGCTGCATCGCGACGAGCCTGAGCATCACCTTGATTAGAGAGATAGTTCAGAGCTTTGACGAAGCTGAAGCTACGGGTCTCCTTA